TCAGATGGGTCCTCCTCAAATGGGTCCTCCTCAGATGGGTGCTCCTCAGATGGGTGCTCCTCAAATGGGTGCTCCTCAAATGGGTGCTCCTCAAATGGGTGCTCCATACATGGGTAATGATATTGATGCAACAATGCTTAATACATTAGTTCCTTTTAACTCTAATAATATGAATAATAGTTCTGGTTTAATGAATGCTACTCAGATGGCTCAATCATTAGGTTCTCTTGCTAATTTATCTAAATTAAATAATCAACAATCTTATAGTGATAATATAGCTAATTCAGAAATAATGAGTCAACATTTACCAACAACATCTAATCAATATAATCAAAATCCTATAAATATTAATGCTATTAAAAATCTTGCTGCTTTGAATAGTATTAAAATGATATAAAAAATTGATTAATAATAATTATATAAATTAATTATTATTAATAAATGTCAAAATTGCCAATTCGACTTAATAAAGAACTTACTATGCTTCAAACAGAATCAGATAATTTAGGTATTATCATTGAAAATACAGATGATATTATGAAATGGTTTGTAAAAATTAAAGGACCTACAAATTCTGCATATGAAAATGGTATTTTTGATATGCAACTAACTTTTGATGATAATTATCCAATTAAAGCTCCCTCAGTAAAATTTTTAACTTCAATGTATCATCCAAATATTTATCGTGATGGAAAAATTTGTATAGATATTTTACAACCACATGAATGGTCACCCGCTCAAAATGTAAGAAGTATTTTACTTTCTATTATATCATTACTAACTGATCCAAATACATCATCTCCAGCTAATAGAGATGCTGCGATATTATATGATAAGGATAAAAATGCATATAATCAAAAAGTTAGAGAATATATTAAAGGTAATTTAATATAATTTAAAATTAGGAATTTCTATTAAATCTCCAATAACATAAATATCATTTTCTAACATAATATAATTTCCATTTTCATCTTTATTTAATCTACCCACAGGATAATTTAATTCATTATCATATACTATACTTGATTCTTCATATAACCAATATTCTTTTTCTTTAGAATATGAATTTTCATCTAATTTAATTACTGCTTTTATTTTACGAACTTTAATTTTTAGTCTAGATGAATCTTTAGCATTAGAACCATTATCAATTTTCATATCATATTCAATTTTTGATTGAAATGCAGGACCTAATGGTTTTTCAAATAAAGAGTCTTCATTAAATTGAAAACATTTATATTTAGAACCCATCATATTATGTGCTTTAAATAATTCACAATCAACAGCAGCTTCTTTAACAGCTTCTTGAAAGCTAAGTAATAAATTATTTTTCTTTCTAGAAATATCTTCAAGTTTTTCATCAGTTGTAATTTTTCCTGATTTTCTAATCATCTTATATCTAAAAACATCAACCTTTCTTTCTTCTAGAGGTAAATCTTTGTGTTGACAAAAACGAAGAGCTCGTCCAATAACTTGTTCAATACGAACTTCATTCCAGTATGGTTCTATTATATGAACTTGTCTAACATTATTCAAATTAATACCTTCAGCACCAGCAGGAGAAATCATAATTATTTTACAATATTTTCCATATTTATTTTCACTTTTATTAAAAATTTCTTTATTAATTTTTCTTATATTTTTTTCAATACCACCATGAAATTCACACCATCTAAGACCGTCTTTTGAAAGTTTTTTTTCAAAATTAGTTTTTGTTTTATCAAATTCAGAATCTTGATTAATATCAACAAATCCAATAAAATTAAGATAAACTTTTAATAATTGTAAACCTTCCATTTCTACATAATTAGAATAAATCATTACTGTTCCTTTAGTTTTTAATATATTAAAAATAATTTGAATAAATTTAGGACTAGAATTATACATTGCTTTAAATAATGAACTTTTTTTTTCTTCCATTTGTAAAAAATTAGTAAAATTATCATCATATTTAATATGAAAATTTTTAATATCATCTGATAAAGTATGTCCCGTTATTTTATCCTTTCTCAAATGTTCTTTAAGAAAATCAATAAATGAATTAACATAAATTCTAATTATTTTAAGATATTCTAATATTTCAGCTTTTGATTTAATTAATTCATTTTTCTTTTCAATATGTTTACCTTCTTCTAATATAACTGCATCAGATTCTTTAATTTTAAAAGCACTTGGTCTTGGTCTCTTTTCACCATTAACTTTATCTGATATGATTGGAAATACAAAATTACAAGCTTGACGTGTATATGATGCATATGTACTCATTGAATCACCTATTTTACCTCTTGACATACGTAATCTTATTTTTTCTTTTTGTTCTTCAATTTCTTCAAAGTAATTATAAACTTCTTCATGATAAGATTCCATTAGTATATTTACATAATGAACAGTTTTTTGAGCAAATTTATCAGGAGTTGCGCCAATATAGTAGGATACTAAACCTAAAATACGTCTTTGAAACATATTTTTAGTATTTTCATTTAGTGATGCAAAATTAGATGAACTTATAAATATTTGTTCAAAAATACTTTCAGATGTAGGAAAAGTTCCAGGTCTAAGTAAATTAAATATTAAAGCAAATTCAAAAGGATTATTAACAACAGGTGTAGCAGAAAGTAATATTATTCTTGTATTAGAATTTTCTTTTTTTTCTTGTTGAATATAGTCATAAATTATTTGAGCACGTTTACCTTTTTTACTAGATACATTATTATATACATTATTTATAAATCGATGTGCTTCATCTATAATAAACATAGATGTTTTATTAGTATCGGCTTTTTTAACTTTTTCTAAAAAGTCTCTATCAGCAAATGGAGAATCATAGTGAATAAATATAATATTAGCAAATCTTTGCTCAAAATTTTCTTTAGTCATCCACTCTTTAATATCTTTTAACCAAGGATCATCATGAAGAGAAGCTGGACAAAGTATAAAAATATTCCATTTTGGAGTATAATTAAATAATATATTATATAAATTAATAGCTGTATTAGTTTTACCTGAACCAACACCATGATAAATAAGCATATCCTTAAAAGGCGATTCATAGTTTAAAAATTGACCTATAAATTCTTGATATAAAGTTATTTTATTTTCTATTTTCTCATTACAAGGGTCTTCACCTTCTTTTCTAATAATTTCTGGTAAAATATATTTTTTAAAATTCTGCATAACCCATAAAGGAAATATTCTACCATTTTGTTCTAAATTAATATTTGATTTAGGTTGTAACATTTTATTATTATTATATAATAATAGAAAATTATAACTTAATTTTTTTGATTTTTAGTTAGAAATATATAAATTAGTATCTAGATAAATTAGTTGGTCTAGATAAACTAGATAAACTAGATAAACTAGATGGATTATATGAACTAGATGAACTAGATAAACTAGATGAACTAGGTAAACTAGATGGTCTAGATAAACTAGATGAACTAGGTAAACTAGATGGTCTAGATAAACTAGATGAACTAGTTGGTCTAGATACATTTGATAATTTAGCCAAATTATTTAAATTAGGTTCATTTGTATTTGACCATAATATATAAATAAGAAAACCAATTACACATAGTATTAAAATAATTGATATAATTTTCCAAGTATTTGAAGAATCTTGAGTTTGTTCTGGGCATGCATTACATACAGGGCATTTTTGTTCAGGGCATTTTTGTTCAGGGCATGCAGGACATGTAGGGCATTTTTGTTCAGGGCATTTTTGTTCAGGACATATTTGTAGAGGACATTTTTGTTCAGGACATATTTGTACAGGGCATACGGGACATTTTTGTACAGGGCAAATAGGACATATTTGTTCAGGGCATTTTTGTTCTTGAATAACACGCTTAACATCACATATATTAGGACTAAATTTAATAAAATCTAATTTATTATTATAAAAAGTACAAGTATCAGATGGAAAATCAACTAATAAATCAGAAATTACAGCAGCCATATATTGAATTTGATCTTCTTTATTCAAAATATTTTCACCTAATGCATTAAAACTATCAACAATAACAGTAATTAAAGAAACTTTAATCATAAGACCTATAATATTTGCAATTTTAATTTCAGGATTAGAACCTTTATTTAAACCTTCTAAAACAGTATCTAATTGTTTAATAACAAAACCCATATTAGAATCTATATTATTTTTGTCTCCAAATGTAGTAAAAAGAATTTCAAAATATTTAATTCTATCTGTTGTTAAAAATACTTTAGGAATAATTATATCAATTGATTTTAAATCAGGTGAAAAATTTTGATCTTGATCACTATTATTAAGATTTATAACTTTAGATTCTTCAGAATTAATAATAGGTTTATTTAATTCTTGTTCAGCTATTTTTTTTTTATCTTCTGCAATTTGAGCATTAATTAATTCTAATTCACTAGTAGGATTTTCGACTTGTGTAAAGTGTTCAATATTATCATAGCCTTCTATAAATTTTTCAATTTTACCAACTTCAGAAATTAAAAGAAGTCCATACATTGAAAGCATCATTGAGCCCATACCAATTGAACCTTTTAAATATTGTTTAAGATTATTTTCTAATTTCTTATTACCTTTAAGAAGTTTTGATACATAATCTAAAACAAATTTATCCATTTTTTCAGTATCAACCCGGACTTTTATAATACCATATTTATTATATATTTCTTTAATTTTATCTAATTTATCTTGAGATATACTTTTTCCTTGTGGAATAATTTGTATAATTTTATCATTAGAATCTAATTTTGCTAATGTAGCACTCATATTATAATATAAATTAGAAATTATAAAATCTTAAATTAATTTAATTATTATATTCTTTATTAAACTTAAAAAATATAGTTAGCATAATTTATAATATATTTTTATACTTTGTATTAAATAATTTATTATTTAATATATAGTATTTATTAAATTGTTTAATTTGAATATGCTGTTCCAGCCATACCAGACATAACTCTAAGTACATTATAGTTAACGGTATAGATATTAAGTAAAGAGTTGGAACTAGCACCACCGATATAAGTAGTAACATAACCCGAATCATTTCCATCATTGTATAAACCACATTTAACTTGTAAAGTAGCATTATCAATACGAGAGAAGTTGCAGGTACCCGATGGTTGATGTTCTTCAGCCTTGAGGGCAAAAGAATATACATTAATACCATCAGCGGGGGTGTTAGAGAAGTGTTGGTAAGGTTG